GTTCCACCACCAACGATGTATCCATAATCAAACTCTTTAACCTGTACTCTTGTTCCTATTATATTTGGAACTATAGTTTGAAGTGTTGATATTGTTGGCGTGCTGCCTATATAAAGCAAGCCACTACCAGAAGCCAATTGAATAAGAACATCAGATGCAGATCCTGATTCAGGCAAAACGACTATTGGATCACCCTGATCGTTAAAGGCAATTAATTTATTTTTCCTTATTTCAACCCCTGGTAACGTTGATATCCTAGATTCTGGAATTCTTACTGTTCTCTCAAAGAGAGTATCAGAATGAGAAATTGAAGATTCATATTTCTGGTCAGTATAATTTTTCGTGGCCGCATCCTGCGCCTGTGACGGGTCACGCAGGTTACGAATGCGGTTATTGAGCGCGTCGTAATAGTTAGCGATGAACGACGGCTTGCACAGCGCCAGTCGGAGAAAGCTGAAGCATTGCTGGATAAGCATGGTCAGCTTGTCGAACGCATCCTCATGAACTTCTGCGAAGAACTTCCCCTGGTTACGAAGGTCAGTCTCCTGGGTAACTGGCAGGTCACGTGAGATAGAAATCTGCCATCCGTTGGCCAGCGGTGACATCAGCACGACATTCCCGCCAGAATAGGTACCCGCACCGGTAACGGAATAATCGGTATCCAGAGTCAGCACCGTAATATTTTCGTTAAGGTCAGCGACCTGGACGGTGAGATCTGACTTCTTGAAGATGCGGAACGTGTACGGGAAAGATGTGGTAACGCCGTTCCCTGTGTAGTCGTTATGGTCGACTTCGGTTGAGACCGTCATATGAAATCTCCGGATGTCGCAGCGCCCGGCGCGCCACACTGGAGATCATTCTATTACCCATCAAACCATATATGAATAAAACAGATCGAAACTAGCAAAAACATTACCATTAAGGTAAACAAAAGAGCTCTGGAAAACTTTGTTACCTTTTGATATATGTATATATATACAGTATTTATGGGAGTATTCCTAATGCCAGAGCGGTACCAGTATCCTGTCGACGAAGGTTTTGCGGATCGTATTCACACCCCGGAAGGGGTCAGATCCCTGGTTGTAAAATCACAGCTGATGGAGTTGCTCAGGGAGATGGAGCGAGACGGCCACGATGTCAGCGGTGCGGCGGCGGAACTGGTGGCACTGGTTAACTATGTGACGAGCTCGCAGTTGTCGATGCGGGAGCTTCAAACACACCTGGACTTCTGCGCAATGCAGATCAGGCAGCAACTCAGATAGTGATTGAAATCAAAATAACGATGGGTTTATTATTACCAAAATGGTAAATTTACAACCCATTTCCCTTGTGCCATAGTGATCGGGCATCGGCAAAATCCGGTGCCGGGATTGGCGTCCCGGATAACTAAACGGCGCACAACACGCGCACTGCGTGTTTTTTTGTGCACGCGCTCTGACGCACCTATCCAATGGTGGGCTGGGCGGGGGTCCGAAAGGACGCCGGTATCCGTTTAGGCCGGTACGCCAACTCCGTTCAGTTCACCACCAGTAATTGGCGTTGCGGTGGTGATAACTCTACTAAGCGGGGTATCACAATGAACACCAAACCTTCTATTTTCAATTTCGAATCCGACTCAGCTATTCGCGCCATTATGATCGATGGAAATCCTTGGTTTTTTGCATCCGATGTTTGCCGCGCGATTGGCATCGCAAACCATCGTGATGCAGTTCGCAAACTTGATGATGATGAGAAGGGCGTCGGCTCAACCGACACCCTTGGTGGTGAGCAGGAATCAGTTATCATCTCTGAGTCTGGCCTCTACACTCTTATCCTCCGCTGCCGCGATGCGGTGACGCCGGGCACCATCCCCTACCGCTTCCGCAAGTGGGTAACCAGCGAGGTGCTGCCGCAGATCCGAAAGACTGGCCGCTACGTTCGGGAAGAACTCTCCCAGGCTGATAAAGCCCGCATGCTGGCGCAGGAGATGACCAGCAGCATGTTGCCGGCGATCATGGATGCACTGCAGGTCGAGCAGAAGCATTACACCTTCCCTCTTAACCGACGTTATCAGGATCACATCCATTCACCTGATGGCCTGCGTGAACTGGCGAAAAGCTCAATGGTGATGAAGCTGCTCCGCGAACTCGATGCTGATGGGCATGACGTATCCGGCGCGGCGGCGGAGGTCACGGCCATGCTCAGCTACATTGTTGGTATCGGCACCGTACTGCGCGACATAGAGACGCATGCTCAGTACGTGATGGCTAAGGCCAAGGGTTACTGAAGCTGCTGGAGAAGGTAACAGTAGATAACAGATCGGTAGATGCAAGCCCGCAATGCGGGCTTTTTATGCGCTTTGTTGTGACATGTCACGCAACGCAGTTGTTTCCTCTCCAAGAGACATTTTTGATTATTTTATCACTGCCGAATTCGACATAAATTGTGCAGCTAAAATTAATAGAGTAACCGCCATCAGTTGTGGCGTAGGTATTTGAATATACAGTATTACCTATAACGTTTGAAGTTGTATTATATGTTGTAGTTTGAGGAACATTGTAAGTTCCAGAGTTTGAGTAGACGTACACTCTGTTGCCATCTGGAGATGTTAACTCCCCTGTCGGATACCCCCATTGTTGAACCATTGAGTCAATTGTTTGCCCGCGCCATGAGAGCATGTTACGCTCAAACTGAGCCGATGTTTGGCAGCCAGACAATACCATTGCGATAAAAATTACTGCTAATCCTCTTAACAATTTTTTCTCCTTATTAGGTAGTCATTATGAAATCTAAAATGATAACCTTCTTTTTAAGATTGACTGTTTTAGCCGTCTTTATATTAGCTTTAAATATAGTTATTTACGGCATACCAAGAATATTTGGCATGCCATGGATAAACTAGTTGCCCACCGCCTTCCCTAAATCTGGCGCTCTGCGTGGCGCAGTATCGCCAGGCTCCCACCAACTCGTTGTGTTGAATTCCCGCTGAGCGCGGTCCCTAACCCGGTCGTTGTACCCTGGGTTTGCCATCTCCTGAAGCTGCTGCAGGATCAGGTGATTGGTGATCGCCTTAGCATACCAGAGGTTGGCAAACGGGGTGATCATACGAGCGGTCTTTAGCGCATCGGCGCCGAAAGAAGTATCTTCTCCCTGAAGCGCTTTCTGTGGGTTGGTGATCAGCAACTTTGTCAGCTGTTCGGCGAAACTCAATACCGGACCGCCAATTGTGGCCGCGATGCTTGACCCATATTGCGTGTGATCCTGGAACAGGAAATCACCATAGATACCGAACGAACCGCCTTTCAGCAGCGCCTGCACCCAGGTAGTCGGCTTTGTCATGTCCAGCGGGTCATTGCCTGTCAGCAGGCTGTTCATCTGGTTAGCAAACATCCCGGCCAGCGTCGTACCCGCAATATAGGACGCCAGGAATTTGATAGCTGGCACCGTATCAAGATCCTTGGAGCGGTTAACCAACTGGCGAAAACCAGCGAACGGCGTGGTTTTAAAGAGCATGAAGCTTTTAAGCAGCTGGCCGGCATCATCGCGGGCGTAGGTATCAAGCCCGGTGGCCGTTGTCACTGCGCTGGTCATCTCACCGTGAGTGATCCCCAGCAATTTCTGAGCAGCTTCCGCCCGGGCGTTACGCACCATGCGCGTAATCGTCTGCTCTGCCTCTGCGTCGAATGCTTCCTTCATCCGCTTCAGGCGTTCAGGTGACATATCGCCAAGCGCTGCCAGTGCCGTATCACTACCGGCGCGCACCTGGGCGATCCTGTCAGCCATAATATTGGTGATCACCTCATCCGGAACGGCGTAAATAGCGTCCGGCGTCATGCCCATATGTCCGGCTGTAGTCATTGGCCGCAACTCTGCTGCTGCCATGATAGCCCAGTCCTCATTACTCCATCCCTTATTTGCCAGGATGGTTTTATCTGAGCCCTTAACTTCATCCAGGGTCTTAAATTTGCGGGTTAGCTCGCCAATGTTTTTATACATCAGCAGGCCGAATGACGCCTTGTTTGCCCGGTCCATTGCAATCAGCCCTGACCACTTCAGGGTTTTCTCAGCAAACCAGCCGGTAATGCCGCGAGACAGATCAAACCCGCCCATCTTCGATACGACAGCAGCATGCGAATCTACAAGCAGGCCAAGCTCTGCATTCGCGCGCTTCGCATCGCCGTTAAACAGGTTCCTCAGCGTATTTGCAGAGAGCCGCATACCATTACGGTCAAAGCCCAGAGCCTGCGCATTCGCGCGCATGATAGCCTGATCGCTGGTTGCGGTCAGAACGCTGGTACCGAGCATGGCGCTGGTCATAAGGTTGCGGAGACCGCCAACAGCCGACGTGAATACGCTCGATGTGGCCGCGCCATTAAGGCCGGCCATTGAGTTAAACATGCGCTCGACCATCTTGCGCTCATCGTTCATCTTGCCGACTTCCTTCCCGCCAGTCACCGCACGCTGATATACACGGTCCAGCACCAGGGAAAAGTTTCTTGCAGCATCAGGTCCGAATGCTTTCACCACCCCAAGATCGCGCGAAGAAGACTGCAGGTGCGACATCATCACGCCAGCAACCGGCTGCTGAGTGTAGCGCTCCATGTAGGCAAAATGGGATTGGGCGTCTTTAAACGCCATCACCCTGCTCTGGGATCCGCGGTTCTTTATCCCGCCGGTCCCCATGAATGCGCCCGGGTCGATTTTGTTGGCACCGTCGGTGGCCTTCGTTTCAAAGATCGCTTCCAGCGCCTGGCGATACTCTATGTCATTCATCGGGCTGCCGTCAGGATTAACGTAATTGCTGCGATCCTGGGTGTTGTAAACGTCGTCCACCCATGCCTGCCGCGCAAACTCAATCGGCGGCTGGCGGCCAGAAAGCCTCGCCTTAGCCTGTTCTGCCAGCGGCAAAGATGCCAGCCACTCATCGCGCCCGGCGTTGCGGATAAAATCGGCGTCATCTACATACGGCAAATGCCAGTCGTCGCGCAACCCGATATCAAAACCGTTGTCGTTCATCTCCTGCCGGGCTCGGCTGGTTACGTCGCTCCAGACTTTTGCGATCTTCTTCGCCTGCGGGTTACCGGTATCTTCACCATACAGCTCTTTCAGGATCTGCAGTTGTGCAGACTTAGCCGCCTGCTGATCGAAAAAGCTGCGAAAACGCTGCTCACCAAGGGCCTTGCTTTGCTCGAAGAATTTTCGAACGTCATCGCCGGCTTTGAGCATTTCAGCGCTGAGCTGGCGTGACCAGTCCTGATAGGCGCCTGTCGCCAATTCCTCAGCAGAAGTGACATTGATGTCAGGATCCTTGCCGAAAATCTTCGTGCGGCGCCCGGCAAATATAAACTGCTGCAAATTGGCGGGTGTCTGCTGTTCTGGCGGGATATTCGCATCGAGGGTGTCTGTTACCCTGCTGATTGCCAGCGCGTTCTGTGCGACGCGCTGGCGCTTCTTATAGACATCATGCACAACGCGCTGACGCACAAGCTCAGCGGCCTCCATGTACGTCTGTGCATCAGGGATACCAGTCTTTCCTTCCCTGGCGTTTTTCCGGTGAACGTCGCGCACGGCCTCTTTTATCCGGTCTTCAATATTTTTCAGCTCATCAGCCTTGGGCTGGCGACCCAGCGTCTGGGCAATGGCTTCAACACATGCCTGTTTCATTATGGGTTCCTCAGGAAGCACGCTGCTGCAACGGAATAAACTTTCGACTCTGCCTGTACGGTCTGGATCTGGTCGTCAAATTCAGACAGAACATCAGAAAGTTTTGCTGGCTGTCCGGTGTCAGGGTGCGCGATCGTTAATTCTGGATTCGCAGTTGCCATATCACGTGCGGCCATCAGGTCGTAACTGTTTGATGAAATCGCCTGGCCGGTGTCAGGATCAACACTGACCTGCCCGCCAGTTTCGTCGGCTGCCGTAAATGCACTTTCTGCGCGCGGCGCCGGAGCTTCTCCAGCCAGTTCTGACGGCGTTTCATACCTGACACCATTCTCTTCGAAAACCTGCTGCATTGCATGGTACTGCTCGTTTGCTGATTCCAGCATGCCGGGCCGCGTCGGACCATCCAGCCCACGGGCCATCATTCCGATGTTCACCGGTTGCCCGTCAGAAAGCTGGCGATACGCTTCATCCATGGCCGACACATGGCTGTTGATACTTTCGTTGCTGGCATGCAGAACAGGGGCCGACTCGATGTCGTAATAAAGCCCCTCGTTCAGAGTGTGGGCCGCATCGATGTCGCTAGGTTTAATTTCTGTCTCACGCACCAGGCCACGCATACTTTCAGGGATGATCCCCTGCTGAATACGGGACAGATCAGCGCGGGCCTCATAAAACTGACCGCCCTGCTGATGTGGCGCAAGAGTGTCGCGGGCATTCTGAAGGCGCTCTCTGGCAGTAGCGAGCTGGTTGGCTATGTCATCAAGCTTCGCCCTGTTTTCAGCATAATAACGGCGATTAGCGCCACCGCTTCCGGTTGGTGCTGCATCTCGGATGGCTTTATCCTGAGCCTCAAGTTTCGCTACTGTACGCTCACCATTAGCAATTTCTGACTGCCACACCTTCCTGTCACCACGGGATAAAAGTTGATCTGCGTTCTGCTGCAATTCATTCATTCGCGATTCGTAGGTAACCTGCGGCACCTCTGGCGCAGTAGGGCCATCACCTAACGGGGAAGGTTGCGGTGCTGCCTCATTTCCCGGTGACGGTGAAGAAGTTTCTTCAGGAACGCTCTGAACCTCTGCCGCGGGGATCGGCGCTTCGGTATCTGCCGGAGGTGGTGTATCAGCATTTCGCGAGGCCAGGTGATGAGCACCACCAAAGGCACCGCCAAGCACAGCGTCAACCAGCATCGCCTGCCCATCAAATACCCGGTACTGCTTCGCCATATCGGAATAGCCTTTCTCCTCCAGTGTTTCGCCAACTGAATAACGGTTAAGGCCACCAAATCCTGTGTTGATTGCGACGCCTGACGCGATGCGCGTGGCCAGCGTCGTACCGATAGCAGCGGGAAGCGCCATGCCTGCGGCATTGAAGGAGCTCTGTTGTGCAGCCAGATTACGCGCCGTTGACTCGTCTACACCTTTGGCTCTGAAGTCCTGATATGACTGTTCATAGGTAGAGCCAAAAGCCGTGGCGGCGCCGACCGTAGGGCCGCCGATGATTGAGGCACCAATCGCTGGCGCAAACTGGCCGAGCCCATAAAGCACCTCTGCGGCCGTACCCTGACTGCCGGCGTCTGGTTTCACATAACCAAGCATTTCCTGCAACTGCTTACCGATCGTGTCGTAGGTGTCATTAAGGGTTTTATCAGCATCAGGGAACATAACGCGGAAAATGTTAACCGTCGGCGCCACATCTGCTGTAAATGCGGGATCGCTGATTAGGCGCTTGCTGAATCCCACAGCTGATTGAGCAAGACCAATTGTTCCACCAATCAACCCGCGTACAGGTGCGGAGGCTGCCCCCTGAAAAAACGTCGGATCGTAGTCTTCTGGCCGCGCCGGATTAGCCGTCGTTTTATCGTCCGTCCATGCCTGGCCTTCAGGAGCCAGAGAAAATACATCAGCCATTATTCAACCCTCACGACTATTGCCTGATTTGTTTTTGGGTCTGTCGCCCAGCGCCCGCTGCCGCTCACCAGGCGATACTGGTTATTACCAATGTTCACCGGCGTAAAGTTTGAAGCGGCATTTTCATTCAGCCCGGCGTCTTTCAGCGCCTGCTGTGCCGCCACTGTGTAGCGATCCTTGAAAGTAGATTTATCCATGCCGAACGGCATTACCACATCACCACCATTGAAGCCTTTGTAAACCCCGCCGGTGGCGTATTGCGCGGCCTTCTCGACCACATCAGAATTAGCCGCATCGGTGCGGGTCATCGCGGTATCGCCAGACTGGTAAGCGATCCCGGCGTAAGCGGATTTGAACAGGCTATAACTCAGCTGTCTGGCCTGCGGGTTATTGGCAAATGCATTGCCAACCTGATCATCAAACGCACGCTTCAGCTTATCCTCGCTGGGTAGTTGAACCGGTGTGATCCCGGCATCTTTCATGCCCTTCGTGGGGTTAAGCAGTTGATCACCGGCCAGGATAACTTTAGAGACATCATATTTATTCATGGTCGGCTTGTAGCCAATAAACTGGCTGTACGCGATCGATGGCTTCGTGTTGTCGTACTGATTATCCGGAGTACCGAGCAACAGCGCAGAGTAGGCGGTTGCCGCGCTGCTCGGTGCAATGGCTGACGCAACCTGTCGCATCGCGGGCGCCGGAAGTGTCTCGCCCATGTTCTGCAGGAGCTTTATCGTCTGGTCGACATTTTGCGTTCCGCGTACCTGCTGAGCCAGAGCATTAGCCTCTTCACTGCTTAGTATCGGGGCATTGATTCCAAGCTCACGCAGCCGATCCTGAGATGAAAAGCGGTTGGCTACTTCAGCAGTGATATCGTTTGGATTGTTACTTGAGATAGGCTTATAGGCGCCGATATCCACCGCGGCATTGAACGGATTATTCTGGCGCTGGCTGATCACCTTCGTAGCGGCGGCTGATACCTGGTCGAATAATTCAGCTCGCGATGCATAGCCCTCCCCGGTCTGTTCCGGCGTCGGCTTCAACTGGTTGACGTATGCCGTGATGCTGCTGGTAGGCATGTTGCGGAATGAGCCAATGTACTGCCCGGCAATCTGCGTATTCCTGAATTCGGTGTAACGCTGGTTTCCCTCCCGCACGCCGTAGGCAGCAATAAAATCAGCTTCCCCTGGCGGGTTTGGGAACTCAACACCTCGCATGTAAGCCGCGGTGGCGTCGCGAACCTGGCTATCGATAGCCGTTCTGTATTCGGCCTGCTGCTGCCGACGGATCTGGTCAGCCTGGCGCAGAAAAGTGGCCTGCGCTTCCGGCGTTGCGGCGTCGAATGCTGCATTGCCGGTGTAGCGTTTATTGCTGGTTGGCAACTGAGAGAGTCCCAGCGCGGCGCTGACGCCGGTTGATAGCTGGTCAGGACTGTATGGTTGCGTGCCATTTTCATGTTTGATGATGGCGGCACAGAGCGCCTGCAGCGTATCAGGGTTTGATGCATCAAGCGGCTGGTTTGCCGTTACGCCTAACTGCGCGCAAACCGCTTTGATGTATGCGGCCGTGTCGTTATTGTCAGACGGCGGCGCCCAACGGTTAATGATCTCGCCAACGGTATCAATCCCCTGCCGCTGGTAGGATATGAGGTTGCGGCCCAGCGCGCGGATCCCATGCTCTGGAGTCTCGAATTTTGCAAACCGGCCATCACTACCAGTCTGCCCTACCCATGGGTTTGATGAGCTGGCTTCGAGGTTCCCCGGGTTGTTGTTGCGGATACCCCTGGTATCGCCGCTATCACCTTTCACATAATACTGATCTTGCTGCTCATGCAACTTTTCAGCATATGCAGTCGCATCATCAGGATTATCAAATATTCCAAGGTGCTTTCCTGTTTTTTCATATAGCGCGATTGCTTCATCATCTGAAAGTAATTTACCGTCATCACTGACCGTTGGTATCAGGACTTCACCTGCATCAGTGCCTATGGAAATAGTTCTTACCGTGCTGATAGTACCATCTTCGTTTTTTACAGATGGTCGGTTGAATAAGTTAATGTTCCCCTGGGTAACCATTCCTTTCGTAGATGATGGCTCACCACCATAAGGGTTAACAGTAGCCCGCCGTGAACCGGCGGCCGTATCGCTCAGCTCACCGTTGCTCTGAATGAATCCGATCGCGTTATTTGCTGACCACTGAGAAAGCGCGCCATCAGCTACCTTCTCTTTGAATTCCACCTTTTTGGCCTGGATCTGCTCAGGGCTCCACCCATGTGCAGCGCCGAAGCTTTCTATTTGCTGAAACGCCTGCTGATTAGCCAGCACATAGTTGGCGTTATCGCCATACATTGCCGAAGCGGTTTTGGCGCCGGTGGTCAGCGTTGCCTGGAACTGCCCCTCTTCATACGCATTGAGCTGCCCTATCTCATGCCGGCCAGCCTGAGACGTAAACTGGATGCGCTGCTGCTGAGCCTGCTGCAGGAATCCCTGACGCGCCGACTCCGGCAACTGCATCGCCAGCTCCTGAGCCTTTGCGTCAAAGAGCTGGGTGTATTCCTGCCCCTTGCCAAGAGCGTTTTTACCCTGCAGGTTAAGGAGGCCATTCTGCGGGTTGGTCATCAGATCGCTTGCGGTCTGCGTCAGTTGCAGCGAAGCATCCTGTGCCATAGCGACATCAGCGCGCTGTTTAGCCTGGCCGAATACGTCAAGCGCCTGGCTTCCTGCGCTCAGTAGCGCATCGCCGGCGTTTGGTTGATCGAATGCCTGAAATCCCTGAGTGGAAACGCCGCGGCTTTCAACCTGACGCCCGGCGACTGTTGGTACAACTGGCATAGTTTTCTCCTTATCGACCGGTAGGTGTGCCGACGGCAGCAGAAATTGGTGCGGCCTTGCTCTGCGTGAACGGGTTCCAGGTTCCGCCGAATGACTGATAAGCGCCATAGGCTTTCAGTGGCGCAGTAAGCAGCGTTGTCGCCGCGCCGATAGTTCCTGAGCTTTTAGCCGCGCTTGCCTGCGCTTCATAGTTAGCCGCCTGCGTCTGATATCCGTATGCTTCTCGCTGAGCATTATTGACGGTAGTCAGAGCATCCAGTGCGCCAAACTGCGCCGTATCCCCGAAAATATCCAGCGCAGATCCTGAGCTCATATCAGCACCAGTTGCGCCCATTATTGCCGCCTGCGTGCCCTGCCGCTGCCGGGTCTCACGACGGCGCTGATCAGCCTCCGCGTTACCGCGATTTATGGCGTCATTAGCCTGGGCAGTTGCAACATCAGCATTCTGCTGAGCAACCGCGGCAGTATATTTACCCTGCTGATACTGGTTATATGCAGACAGGCCGCTGAGCGCTAAAGTCGCGCCGGCGGCAATAGTCGGATCACACATCAGTTTTTCTCCATGTAAAAGCGGTGGAACGGCAGGCCGAGCACACCATACGGCGCCGGGTCTTCCAGGGTAAAACCGAGCCAGTGCAGCCACGCCTTTGCGACGTGGTTACGGGCATCGACATAATTTTCGAGATACGGATAGACGGACAGCATTGCAGCAACCACCTTCCGGCAGCGGCGCAGAAATGTTCGCTGATAGCGCTCCAGATCATCCGTGCCGACAAGCCAGGGGATCCCGCTGCCGCCAATCATTGAAGCGGGCGCCACGCCAAAGACAGTGACAACGCGGCCGTTTATCAAGCCGGCACAACAGAAGGTTGATGTGCGAAGGCCACATTCCAGAACACGGGCAGCACTCCAGCCATTCGTGGCGGCAAACTCTTCGATGTCTGCCAGGCGCACGCGGGGGATAATTTCAGCGATGTGCTCTGCGGTGGCCGGGACTATCTGAGCGTTAATCATTAAAAGCCTCCCACGGTAATGCGAGGGATCACCGCCAGCACAGAAAGCGGCAGCGGGTCAGTCTGACGGATTTTTACCCGCCCATTTTTATCCCAGTTGCTGTCGAGTTTGACCTCTACTTTGCCTGTGGCGTCATCAACCGGATCGTCGTAAAACTCAAACTCGCGCTGAGGGTATTCGTACCACTGGCCGCCTGGAGTTGATGCCCAGATGCCTCGGCTGGCGTTGACCACCAGCGTCACGGAATTGATCAGCTGTTTCTTATCGAGCAGCGTCTCCTGCCCGTTAATATTGATGTCCAGGGTTTCAAACTGGGCGTTAATCGGCAGGCCGATGTGGACCACTGCGCCGGGTTTCTCCAGCGTAACGGCGCCGCCGGTGACGACTTTCTGCGGCTCTACACTGGCGTCGGACAGTACATTGACGGTCTGTCCTTCAAGGTGATCGAGTCCGGCGAATGTCTGGCGGGCCATATACCAGTTAGTGGTGGCGGTATTGCGCAGGACAGGAGGAATATTCCTGTTGGCTGTGACGGTTACCGAGTTGCCGCTTTCAACCGAAATAATGTCGCAGCGCAGCTGCATGGCAACGGCGCTACCATCTTCAGGATCGGTTCCTATGTAGGGGAACTGGATCTGTGCGCCGACGTCTCCCGCGGTAAAATAGCTGGCCCCGCTCATCGTCAGGGTATACGGCACCTGATAACTCCAGTCCCCGCTTCCACCGCTGATAGTGGCCTCCCGGCTGCTGGCATTGCGTCCGTCATAGGTCAGTCCGCTGTCGACAAAGAAAGCGTCAAGGTCATCGGTAAACTGTCGGCTTGCCAGCCTCTCGATATAGCGTTTTGTCTGGCCGTTGATGGTGCGGTTAACCACGAAATAGATCGCATCCTCGCTGCCTTCACTGATACCGCAAGTGCTCTCATATTTCCCGGCACTGGATTGCGGAGACCAGGCGAATACCTGTTGATCACGCAGATAGGTCAGCACCAGCAATTTCCCATCGTCGCGCACGCAGAACGCGCTGGAGAACGGGACAATACAAAACGCCCAGTCGACAATGCTGCGCTTCTGGAAAAGGTGATTAGCGAGGATTGTCAGGTCGTTGCCCTGGAATCCATCAACATCAAACGAGTAGGCCAGATCCCGCACGACGCTGCCCTTCTCCTGGATAAAGAGCGCAATATTCGAAACCGCGATAGGAGGCACATCGCTGCAGCCGTTTGAGCCCTGAGAACTCAGGGAGAATGCAGAAGGCGTAAGCACTTTATTCTGGTCACCGGTCACAACAAACTCACCGCCGGAGGTCAGAACAACCAGCGATCCGACATCGATAAGGTGACGAATTTCGTTAACCTGCCGGCCAGCGTAGGTATAAACGATCCTGTCATCATCCTGCGTCGGGTTGCTCTTGCCGAAGTCTTTATAGTCACCGGTACGGCTGGCCCAGATGGTTTGCGGATACGCAGGGGATGCAGCGAAGTACAGCCTCTGCTGGTAGTAGACGACCGTCGCCGGATAGCCATTGACGCTGTTCCATGCATAGCGCGCCCACTTGTAGCTGGCCTTGTCAGCCCCGACAACGTTCTCAGGGACACGAGAAACAACATCAGCGGTTGCAGTCATCCCGTCACCGGCTACAGCAGTGATCCGCACAATGCCAAAGCCACTATGCAGGTATTCCCATTGCACGCCTGTATCATCATCGCCGGTTCCTCCCCAGCCGTCCCACGCCATACCTTCAGTGTGTGATGGGCGTAACGTCCCGGTTTTTCCTTCGGTATTGGCGCGATAGTAGTTGCTGTCGGCGCGCCGGATATCCTCGATCGATGTGCTCTTGCTTGTTTCCCATACCGGTACAGAGTCAACGGCTGGCTGCTCAAGGTAGAACAGCTTTCCGACCTGCTCGGCGCTGAATATTGCAGAGCTCGAGGTAAGCGTGATTGTGCCAGTGGTGGCGCTGGCCCAGACAGTTTTGGACTCGTCGACGTTGATATCTTCAAACGGGCCGTTAGTTGTCTGCACATCGACGATCTGCCAGTTGTCATGCGCGTAACGGCGCAATTCTTTAGGCGGATAGGAAGGATGCACGATCGTCATCACGTCGGCGCTTTGGGTGAATTTCAGGCCGAAAACATCATTTTCTGTATAAGGCGTCGCCAGCTCGTAAATCACATCGCCGGTGGTCAGCACCAGGCCGCCGTCTTTGATGACGCGCATGTAATTGTGGCCAAACTCCAGCGCATAGGTCTGCACCGTCGAAAACTGGAAAGGTATCAGGCGACATTTGCGATCCGGGTATTTTGCCGCGGCGATGAACTGCGTGCCCGGGCGGTTCTCTACCCCGCCATACTGCCGCACAATAAAGTTATCGCACTTGCGCAGCGCCACCTGGTACTTTGCCATATCGATGCGGCCATAGAGCGATGGAGCAATTTCGCCACCTGAGAAGCTCGGTTGTATCCAGCTAATAGATGCTGGGTAATGCGGTCTGGCCATCAGCACATCCTCGCTACGGTAAACGGATCGTCAGACATTTGCGGTTCCTGCGATTCGTTCATGCTGTGAGAGCCAGCACTGAGGATGATCCGGCTATACATGCTCAGGGCGTTATTGCCGAGGTCGGCATTACCCGTGAGAACCATGTTAATAGCCGCGGCCAGGCGCCAGGATAGAGCCTCCTGGAAGATGGAATCGAACATGTTCACGTCGGTGATGCGGGCAACATACCGAAGCCAGGCCTGCGGCAGATCGGTGTAAATCAGTCGCCCAGTGCCGGCGCTATCCGCGCCGACCACATACTGCACGCGCATAGCAGCCGTCGGATACCGTACGCCAGGAAGCGGGATCTCAATAATACGGAGGCAGTCAGTGGGATAGGTATACGCATAATCCCAGTCCTGCGGCGGATTGTTGGTGTCAGCCAGCGCGATATTCTTGGTCGCAAAATTCCAGTCAAAGTCGGCCAGCACAGCATCGCGAATCGACTCGTAATACAGGGAGCATTGCCCGGCTTCTTTGCTGGCTTCTTCCAGACTATTGATGCTCCGGTTATTACCGATGTTGCTTAGCGCCCGGTTGCAGATCTCAATGACAGAGGCCATTACTCGCCCCCTTCACCGTAAAGCGTCTGCGCCGCCGTCTTCGGCGCCTCACCTGAAACAGGCGCCAGCGCCATATCGGTGATTTGCAGATCCGCGCTGCGGAAAGTGCCATCGTCGCCTTCACGCGCCGAAATACCCTTAATCACTGCTTTTGCGGTGATCATCACCTCAGTGCCTACATTCTGCGGCTGCGCTTTCAGCTTGTTCAGGGTGTCATTGTTCAGCGTGATGCACAGCCCCCACGGATATTCGTCGCGGGTTTTGGTCTCGCCGCTTTCATCCTGGTAGCTGTCGGTGCCGGTTTTGAGATTGACCATTTCCATAGAACGCTCCTACAAGAAAGGGGCCGAAGCCCCCTGGTTTATTCTGAGGCTCAGACGCCTAAATCTTTTCGCTTTTCGGCGATCTTCTCGCGCAGCGTTTCGGCTTTGGTGTTGTGATGAGGTTTCTCGTTAAAGAGCAGTTCGTACTCTTCGCGGAGCTTATCCAGCTCGTCATCGCCACCACCGCCTTCGTTCAGCGGCTCAGGTTTAACGACGGCGGGAGCCACAACCTTTTGCGTTGCCTTCGCCTTTGCTTCCTTCGCCGCTTCATTCAGCGGCTCCAGCGCCGAGCCAGGCACCCCGTCATACTCAATCTCTGAACCCTCCGGCCAGAGGTTGTTATGGATATGGGACAGACGCAGCACGCGGTATTTTGCTTTTTCAGCTGACATCGATATCTCCTTAGCCGGTCACTTTAGAGCGGGTTGGGTACGGGGTATTCGTATCAACGTCCAGGTTGATACCGGAGGTGAACGCGCCAGCAGTCAGCGGGCCGGTGGCTACGGAGTAGTTCACACGCAGATAGCGCTGAACGCCCGCCGGTACCTTCGCCGACACAACGCGCTTACCAGCTTTAAGCGCTGCCAGAGCCAGGGCGCCGCTGTCATAAATGGTCGTCCAGGTGCTGTTGTCAGGACTGGTCTGCAACTGCACGTTGACGGTAGCGGCGCCAGCAGCGGTAGCCGTGGTGTTAACGAGAGCCCAGAACTCCAGCGGATAACCAACGCCGATATCACGGCGGGTGCCGTCGACAGGCGCCAGGTCAATCACATCGGTAGAAGCAGCAGTAGCCGTAACCGCCTGCGCTTCGGAGAACATCAACAGTTTGTCGAGGATCATCTTCATTTCTCCATTTAGCAGCCCGTTACCGGGCCGCTGGTTATAGTCAGGGGTTAAACCACGCGAGCTTCAGTTTCCAGAAGCGCATCGGTTTCGCGAATCGGAACGCCACGGAAACTGGTCCACCATTCGCCTTCAGTCTCTTTGACGCTAATCGCCAGAGAGGATTTCTCCAGAGATTGCAGGTCAAGAGCCTGGGCAACGGTGCGGTTCATGTAGAACACCGGGCGCCCCATGCCACGGTTAGGGATGCGATGCAGCGCTTTCACCATGAGCTTGGCGATGTTCGCCGCCGCAGCAGGGTCGGACAAGTCGCTGATATCGATGTTCGCGATGCGCACAACGTAGCGCCAGTCGCGCAGGCACAGGCCGTTATCCCACTTATAGTGGGTGCGGTAGCCTTCATACTGGCCGTCGTTGGCATCTTTCAGAGTCTGCTGGCCTTTATCTTCCATCTGCAGACCTGCTTTCTGGCCTTTCGGGAAGATACCGTGAACGGTGTTTTCGCCCCATACAATGAGCCAGATTGAAGTGTTATCGGTGCCAGTACCGCCGGCGTCGATAATGTTTTGCGCGTTGGTAGCCGTCAGGTCGGAGTAGCGAGAAGACAGGCCCATGAACTGCTGCGGGTTAACGCTGGAGTCGCCATAAAAAAGCGTTTGAGCCATCTGCTGATTCATCGCCTCGAGGAAAGCGCGATCTTCTGACAGCCGAAATTCAGCGGTATTTCCGTTCAGATCTGCCAGAGATTTATCAATCTCCGCATAGGTTTCCAGCATGCCAATGCCATCGGTAACCTGCACAGTGGTCGATTTGCTCGGCTGTACGCCGTAGTTGAGCAGACGCCAGGTCGCCGACGGCAGGCCAGAGCGAATGGTCGTACGATGACCGGTCGGCAGGTTGCCTTCAACGATCAGCATGTCCTGCAGTATCGGGTTGGTTTGGGAAAGGAGTTCGATAATTTTATCGACTTTCCCGTTCGGGTCGATGCGCTTACCCCAGTCTGCCAGCGTCAGCGCAGTAATGCCTTTAACAGCCATGGTTATATCCTCTCTTATTTGCCATAAAGCACTTCGGCCGCACTACGCTGACCGCTTTCTTTTCCTGTCACCACGCCATCTTCTGACATGGCTTTTCCTACTTTGACGAACGCCTTAACCAGCTCCGGGTGATTACCCAGACCTGTGCCGTTAAGATACTCTTTCAGCGCCGGCGTGCCGAAGGTGTCCAGGGCTCGCTGAGCAACACCGAGGTTGGCCGTCAACTTATCGCCGCCGATCTCTTTATCGGCCTTGACGGTTGCTGCCCATTCTTCAGTTTGTGCCTGCCATGCATCTGCCTGACGCTGCTGCACACCGGCCAGAATTTTCGGGTATGCATCCACCAGCTTCTGTGCCTGCTCATTGGTCAGGTTCAGTTCACGGGCAACCGGCTCGAAGTCCTTCAGCGCTTCAGCGTCCAGCTCGACGCCCTCACCTGCCTGGAATTCGTATTTCTCCGGCGCGCCTTCCTGCTTCTGCTCTTTGTCATCAGGCTTGTCTGCTGGCTTATCACCATCAGCGGGCTTATCGTCCTGAGGCTTGTCACCTTCAGCGCCATGCTGTGGCTTATCGCCTTCTGGTTTTGCCGGGTCAGCAGCAGGTGCGGGTGGCTCAGACGGTGCCGGTGCAGTGCCACCATCAGCAGGTTGCTCATTGCAAAGACGGCGATGCAGCAAACGTTCAAATAAATTCATGGTTACTCCTGTTCACTGGCCTCTGCGGCCATCTTCAGATACTGTTCAGGGCAGTGCGCCATGACGCGCTGGAACAATGCCAGCGCCAGGTTGCGCTGCCCCTCGTTGAAAGCAGTCACTTGCGGATCACCGGCAAAGCAGGCAGAAAACACCTTGCCCTGCTCCAGTACCCCCCAGATCACCCGGCGGCCCTGCTCGCTACCCATGACGAAACGGATATCTTCAATGTCACGCTGTTGAAGGAGTTCCTTCTCGCGTGCCGATTCAGCAGCCAACTGGTCATCATCAAAATCTGTCATTGCTGGCCACCTGCAGGAGCACCTGCTGCGTTAGAAAGCGCTGTCAGTACGCTGGGATCCTCCGTCTGCGCTTCACTGAGAGTCTTGGCACCCTGAGCGGCAGCCATGCCCATAGCCACCATTTGCTGCTGTTGCTGCTGCTGAGCGCGCTGCTCGCGAACCTGCTCAACCTGTTCCTGTGGAACGATGACTGTCGGCGAGACACCGGACATCTCAGCGAATGCATCAATGGCTTGATCCACGTTGAGTTTGTCCAGCGCTTCCGGTTTGGCCTGTGCCAGCTGGCCAATGAAGCCGACGGTGGATGACAGGCTTGATAGCCCAATAGATTTCTGCGCCTGCGCCATCACCGAGATGTACTCAATGCGCAGCGGCATACCCTGCAGGACGTCCGGCGGGGGCGGGAGAAGGTTTTTTCTCGCCATGATGGAGAAGGTGCGATCGATAAGCGGGTTCAGGCATTCGTCGTTCAGACGCTCAAGAACAGGCCCAAGCATCAGCAACTTCTCTTCTTTCATCTCGATCACTGCTTCAACCGGCATCGAGCGGGTATTGATGTTCTGCAACATCATGAAGAGGTCGACAAAGTAGGCGCTGTTGATGATCTGCCGAGTGTCCTGAATGTCTGCCAGCAGGTCGGCGGTATTCGGGTTAACCAGATAGGCAGGCTTGAAACCATCCTGCCCGGTGACCTGATCGATATAGGTTATATCGCCAGGCAAAAGGGAAACACGCTGGTTGCGGAGTGATGACGGACCAACCATCGGCGGGTTGGTGGCCTTGTCGATCAGCTGGCTTTTGCGCTTCTGCTCCAGTTGCAGAGCTTTAACCTGGCCGAGGGCAATCATGCCCGGGCAGGATGAGCCGTATACATCCTCGCCGTTCACTTCCCAGCGCGGCGCCATAATCGGGAATTCATCGAAACCAGACTCACGCAGCAACTTATCGCTGTCGCCTCCAACCTCGTAATAAACCGATTTGACCGGCTTATTTTTGCTGTTGAGCTTGGCAGTATCGCGGTCGATGTTCGGATAAACGGCATGTATAACTTCGATCCAGCTTTCGTAGTTACCGGAATCCCACATGCCCTTCACTGAATCGCTGACGTTATTGAGGCCAAACTCCATAACCAGCTGGCGCACAGTCATGGAGAATTTGCGGAAACAGGTGTCAACGCTGCCGCGCGCAGAGTTAGCCATGTAGTAACTGCCGATCGGAAACATCATCGTGCGGATAACGTCGCTGTCATCTTCCAGCACAGCCATAGCGCCGGTACTGTAATTCCCCAGGCTGGCGTAAAGCAGCGGCAGCGACTGGTAGATATTGGATTTGTTGAACACTTCGTTCATGCGGCGCTGAACGACTTCAAGCCACAGTTTCACTGGGCCGTAGTCCATCATGTCAGGGTCAGGCGTTGCCAGCTTGAACCACGGGCGCGCAGGAGAAGTGATCCCCGACATCATGCCGCTCGATAGCGTGCGTGCTGCCAGGGTGGCGGTGGGGTCAACAATTTTCGTATTGCGGCGGTCATCCCGGTTTACATCGGTGACCAGGAAGCGGGAGCCACGCGGATTGATGAAATCGCTCAGTTCGCGCCAGTGCGGATCGAACGATGAGCGATCATTAGTGAGCTGTGCCTGCTGCTTTTGCAGTTGCTCTTTCAGGGTTTCCGCTGCCATCTGCCGCGCTCCAGTTACTGACCGAGCAGCGTTTTGCCGCTGGTATTTGCGGCGGAGGTATCACCCTGCGCCCCGGTCAGCAGCGTAGAACTACGCCCGGCGGCCGCACGGCGACGCCTGGTTTCTTCATCGCGGGAATCGACTACAGCCTGATCCTGTTCCTGCGGAGCCGCCTGAACTTCTGGTGCTGCAGGTACTGAAGGCTTGCTGCCAATGCACATATCGATACTCCATACGCGTTTAAATTATTACCAATTTAACCACATATGATTTATTTGTCGTAGTGTATTGACCTTTTGACGATAAATTATTACCTTTTTGGTAAACACAACATGAAAGCGCACCCCATTCCCTTCCATTGGTGGCTTTGTCGTTACTCAGATGGCGGAGTGCGCTTCCAGGTGTGAAAGCATCCGGCGTATGGCACATGCGTCGATAGCGGTCCGGGGGCTCCTTGGTACATGGCCCAGCGGGTAGCCGGAATGTGCAAGCCATGCCCTGCATGCACGACAGCGACTCACCATCGTGGCGGTACGGTGTGACACCTCGGAAGAGACGAGGGCACAACAGGTAAGAGCATTGACCGAGCCTAAAAGTAATTGGCAGATACCCTCTCAGGGGTTGGTCATATCGGGACTGCAG